CCCCCTTTTTTAATCCGTTTAATGTCCAGGGCAAAAATACCCATGAGGGCAACGGTAAAGCCTGAGGAAAGGATATCGATCCAGTTTGCGGATGGGCTAAGGGAATATACCCTTACAGGCCAATTAACCGCATGTTGGCACCACAATCCCAATGAAGGAAAAAGACATCCCTTCACAGCGCTTATAATGAAGGCAATGGGTTTGATATCAGGTGTAGGGGATTTTACTTTTACATGGGGCTCTTTAGAGCTTGAGGGAAATTTTTATAGACCTTCTGGTGGAGGCCACATCGAAATGAAATTTGGCAAGGGAAAACAGACCCCCTTGCAGCAAGATTACCAATCGTGGTGTGAGTTAAATGGCGTACCATACGTGATATGCCGTACACCCACGGAAGGCCTTGACGTGTTAAAGAATTGGAAAGTTTTAGATGCTAAAGTGGAGTACAAACCTATGCCTTAGGCTCCTCCCTCCCGTATTTAATATTATACTACAAGTTGTCATCGGACACCACATAATATAAATTATACGATCTTTAATTTTTAAAGTATAATTTACTATTTGGTAGTCCGGCCTATTAAGAGATTAATTGGACGTACTTACATGGCGGAATTTCCTGCACTACCACTTCAAACCGAAAAGTTTCTTGCCGACACCCGCCACCTAACTACACAACAGGTTGGCGCTTATATGCTTATGCTAATGATGGCGTGGCGGCAAGAAGACAATTCATTGCCCAATGATGACGAATATCTTGCGCGTATTACTGGCCTTGGAAAAAAGACTTGGGAGAAAAATAAAGGCACACTTTTGGAGTTCTGGAAGTTAAAAGTTAATAATCGGTGGTCGCAAAAAAAATTAGATGATGTGAAATTTTTCGTTCAGCAAAAGAGAAAACAGAATTCGCAAGCTGGTATTGCTAGTGCATTGAAAAGAAAGGAAACAGCTTCAACGGATGTTATAATTACGTTGCAACACGGCGCCAGCATAAATCCAACCTATAATAGCCATAGCAATAGTAGTAAGGAAGTAAGTAAGAAAGTAAGTGTAGAGAGAGAGGATGCGCGTGAGGATGAAAAACCACCTGGCAAACCTCCGCCTAACCCACCCGATTTTGAAATCAAAAATTTTGATGATGCTTTTGCTGGCTGCTGCTTGCTGCTTGGGGTTAAAGCACTGTCTAGGGCTGACCAGGAATTGCTTGCTAGTTGGTATGATCGGGGGGATTTTGTGAGCCACATTGTGCCACTGATGAAGGAAAAAACCGCCAAGTTTATGCAAAAAAACGGCGGTAAAGCGCCAAAATCTCTAGCTTATTTTGCAAAAGCGGTGGATGAAACGATGCCAACGCACCAAATAATCTCGGGACTTGCAATGCAATTTGCGGCACCTCCCTAGAATCTTTGCTTAGTGACTGAAAAACAATGAAATTTAATGGTAACGTGAATGGAAAAAATCTGTGAACACTGCAAAACGGAATTTGAGGCAAACCGTGACTTTCAACGGTTTTGCGCTGAGGAATGCCAGATGAAAGCAGTCAGGGCAAGAAGGCAAAAACAAAAAAGGCTGCAAATGGCTGAAATGGTTAAGAAATATGGGGTAAAGACTATGCTGCAAATGCAGGCAAAAGCCCAGGAAAGACGAAAAAAAGTAATTTACCAAAACAACCAAGAATACCGCGCTGCACTGAACGAAAAAATACAGAGGCACAAGACAATATGACTGAAATCGATGATGTTTTTGGGAAGAACTTTAGCCATTGGAAACATTTAACTTTAGAAAATGAGGAAAAAAATATGAAAAACAATGTATTGTGGTATGTTTTTGATTTAAGTTGGGGTACGCTTTCATCCACCCATGAAAGCTATGCAGAGGCGTTTACGCATGCTGAAAACAAATTGAAAAAAAAACCAAAAGGCCATTACCAAATCCTGAAGTGCGAAGCGGAAGTTTTTAATCGCAATGACTTGCAGGTCGTTGAACCGCAAAGCAAGCCAAGCGGCAATTGGGGGCATGACGAGGTTAAGTTTGAAGAGCAAGGCACTGGGGATAATTCGGAACACCGGGATGATGCTATTTCGTATTTTTCCGGACAAATCCATAATCCGCGTTTTTATTCAGGAAAAATCCCATTAACCCCATACGGCGAAGCCTGTAAAGCCAACCGGTTCGATCCTAAGCTTATTCCACTTGTCCCAAGTGATGTGGGTAACGTGGTGCTGGTAGACGGCCTTGGTGATCGCCATCTTATGACTTCCTACGAAAGTTCCAGAGAACCCGCTTGTGTAAAAGCAGGGGAATGGAGATTCACAGCCACCGGGGTTTTTAAAGCTGATGAGAGGGTTTTAGATATTGCCTATTACTACCGCCTGGATAGGAAATAGCCATGCAAGCAAACGATAACCCCAACAACGTCCACCACATCGACGACTACCGTCAGTACGCAGTTAGTGAGTTAATCTGCATTAAATGCTTTTTTAGGGGTGTTGTTAAGTTTCCTGTAGGGGCTAAGCTAAAAAACCTATCTTGCGTCTGTGGGGCTACGGGAACGATAATAGGGACGGGGTGTGGCGTTGTTGTCGAGGGTTTCGACAATGCAGAGTGAGTTCTTTGAAGAACGTGCTGCCATTAAAGAATTTGATGGTGGTATGTCTAGGGAACAAGCAGAAAAAGAAGCGAAGATTGAGGTGTTGATAGAGTTTAATGAATTGTTAAAAACAAGGAGTATTTATGACAAAAGCAAGAAAAACTAAAGTTACTAAGACAGCTAAGCCAAAGGCAAAAAAAATAGAAAAGCCTATTGATAGCAAAGTGCTAGCAGTATGCAAGCCTGTTGCTATCCCAGCGGCAAAGACAGAATCTCTCGCTCAGATTATTTCCTGCGTTGAGGATTCAGCATTTTACCAGACCTTCAAAACTCCACATGGTGGGGATGAGAAGATTTCTTGGGTGCTAATTGACCGCTTGAAAGTTAAGCTAAAAATCGATGGCTACATGGACATAGCAACCCTAATTAAGATGGCAGATGAAAGGGTTATGAAGATATTTTTAGATGGAAAAGCAGAATCTTATGTGAAAGCACTGGAAATTATCGTGGATGAGTAGTATTTTCGTTCTTTAATTGAATAATGTTTAAAATAAATTTAATGACAAAATGCAAATAATCCAACGTAAAATATCAACATTGAAACCAGCAGAATATAACCCGCGCCGGTTGACTGATAAGCAATACCAGAACCTTAAAGATTCGCTGGAAAATTTTGATGTTGTAGAGCCAGCAGTTATCAATATGCATCATGATCGCAAGAATGTGATTATAGGTGGGCACCAACGCATAAAGGTTGCAAAAGATCTGGGGTACAAAGAGTTCCCATGCGTTGAAATAAGCCTACCTATTGAAAAAGAAAAGGAGCTTAACATCCGCCTTAACAAAAATACGGGTGAGTTTGATTTTGATATGCTTGCCAATGAATTTGAGACAGGGGACTTGGTGCATTGGGGATTTGAATTAAAGGAATTAGATATACCTAATTTTGAGTCTGCCCCTGAAGAGGAGCAGGGTAAGTTAGATGAGAAAGCAAAGATACAATGCCCTGAATGCGGATATGAATTTGAAAATTGATAAGGCTGCTTATGCCTAAAAAACCCTACAATACCAACACCTTAAAAAGGAAAGAGCGGTTTCTTGATAACTTAAAAAAATATCATGGGCTTATTTCTTTAGCGGCTGAGGCTTCGGGTATTGACCGTAGCACTATTTATGACTGGAAAAAATCCGATGATAATTTTGCTAAGAGCATGGCAGAAATTCAGGAAAGGGTAGGGGATTTTGTGGAATCTAAGTTGTTGAATAATATAAGTAAAGGCTTGGAAACATCCATTATATTTTACTGCAAGACCAAATTGCGGGAGCGCGGGTACAAGGAAAAACAAGAGATTACTGGCGAAGATGGCAGTCCGATGAAAGTGACATTCGAGGTGCTTAAGAAGCAACTATGAAAATCCGTTATGATTACAGTGATGTCCCAACCATTCAGGCTTTCAGCGAGAGTGACGCACAAGTGCGTGGTCTTATGGGGCCATTTGGCAGTGGGAAGTCGTCTGGTTGCGTGGTTGAAATGGTGCATCGTGCCAATATGCAAGCGCCAGGGCCTGATGGGATACGTAGGACGCGCTTTGCTGCTGTGAGGAATACCTATAGCCAGCTTGAGGATACAACGCTCAAAACGGTGCTAGATTGGTTGCCTCCACAACACTTTGGCACGTACAATTCCTCCGAGCATACTTACCATGTCGAAGGCTTTCAGGGCGTAGAGATGGAAATCATGTTCCGTGCGCTCGATAGGCCAGACCACGTACGTAAACTGCTATCCTTGGAGCTTACCGGCGCATGGGGAAATGAGGCGAGGGAACTACCTTATGTTATCGTCAAGAGCTTGCTAGGCCGCTGTGGGCGCTATCCCTCACAAAAGGACGGTGGTTGCACCTGGTACGGTGTGTTTATGGACACCAACCCCCCTGACGTGGATAGCTGGTGGTATAAGCTTTTTGAATTAGATAAGCCCTCTAATTGCGCCATATTCAAGCAGCCAGGTGGGCTAAGTGATAAGGCAGAAAACCTAAGCAACCTGATACCAGGATATTACCAATCGCAGTATGAGCTTAATAAAGGCGATCCTGAATGGGTAAAGGTCTATGTGCATGGTGAATATGGATTTGTCGTAGATGGCAAACCCGTTTACCCGGAATATAAGGACTCCATACATTGCAAAGAGGTGGAGGCTGTAAAGGGATTGCCGATCTTAAGAGGATGGGATTTTGGTTTAACACCCGCATGTATACTATTGCAACAACTGCCAAATGGCCGGGTAATTTTCATTGATGAGCTAGTCAGTGAGGATATGGGGATTGAACGATTCGGGACGGTAGTACTTGACCATTTTGGCAAGGAATATGGGAGCTTCGCATCTTCAGATGTTGGTGATCCCGCCGGGACAGTGAAGGCACAAACGGATGAACGGAGTTGTTTTGATATATTACACGGCATGGGAATTAAAATAAAACCAGCCCAGCAATCCCCAAAAATCAGGATTGAGAGCGTCAAGAAGCCATTAAACATGCTGATAGATGGTGAACCAGGGTTGTTGGTATCACCTAAGTGTAAAACACTCCGCAAAGGTTTCCAAGGGGGCTACCAATACCGCCGCATGCAAACAAGTGGTGAACGTTATACTGATAAACCCGACAAAAACCAATACAGCCATATACACGATGCTGCGCAATATGCTTGCTCATCGCTGTTTAGTGGTAGCCTGCAACAGAAAAGCAGCCAAACAATTGATTATGACGATCTTTATGCTTAAGGAGCAAAGATATGGATGATAACAAAACGCAATATGACGATAAAAGCATAAACCCAGAACGCAAGGTGGAAATTTTGGAACTTGCCTCGAAACGGTTTTCAGATTTTATTACAGCATCTGAATGGTGGTATATCAATGAGTTAAAATCAAGTTATGCTATCTATGAAGGTGAGCAATGGAGCGAAGAGGCCAAAAGAAAATATGAAGCAGATGGAATAGAGATTTTTACAATTAACAAGACTGCCCCGATTGTGGATGCGATTTCTGGCTTTGAAATCCAAAACCGGACAGAGGTGAATTACCAGCCCCGCCTGAGTGATGAGGATAGTAGGGGTTTTTCGGACATAGCCTCCAGTGCTGTTAAATATTTTGAAAGCGATGCTTTTATTCCTGAGCAAAATTCCCATGCATTTTTGGATATGATAAAATGTGGCGTAGGGGCTACCCATACCACGTTTAACTATGAAGATAACCCTAGCGGCGAAGTGGAAATTGATAGGATTTTTCCTGGCATGGTGATGTGGGATCCAGCAGCCCGCAAAAAAAATATCAAAGATGCAAATTGGGTGGCTCGCGTTAAAGTTGTTGATAGTGATGTGATCGGCCAAGAATTTGGCATCCAAAATGATGGCACAGGATTAACCGACTATGGATTTGATTTCACAAGGTTTTATGAATGGTATGATGGCTCTTTGCGCGGCGGAAAACTATCCGCAGTAATTGAGTATGAGTGGCGGGAGAAGAAGCCCATATACCGCGTAGAAAATCCTTTTTATGGGGTGGAGTCCGCTGAACAAGAAGGTCAAAATATGATTGACCCGGACTCATTGGCCTTTATTGCGCAGTATAAACAGATCGCCAAGGAACGTTATGACATTACCCTGGAGGATAAAATTGTAACAATGATGCCTTTTGAATACCGCCAATTCCGCAAGGATATGAAGGCATTGGATATATCTCCTAAAGCGACTAATCAAAAGATTTATCATTATTATCGCTGCATAATTGCCGACGGTAAATTGGTTGAATCGGGGGAAAACTACTCTCAAACAGGTTTTTCCATTAAATTTATGACAGGAAAATACAGCGAGACGCGCCAGTGTTTTTTTGGGGTTGTGAGGGCTGCAAGGGAGCCGCAACGTTTGCTAAATGAGTCTGTAAGTGATTACAAGGGTTATCTTTCTACTATCCCTAAAGGCGGGGTAGAAATCGAAAAAGGCGCGGTATCTGATTCAAAAGCTTTTATCCGAAACTATAGCAAAGCAAAACGTGTCACTATTTATGAAGATGGTGCATTAAGCCAAGGTAAAGTAAGGGCAAAAGTTGCGCCCCCATTACCGCCGGGCATGGTGGAGATGGTGCCACAAGCTGGTCAATGGATGATGGAAAGTGTGGGTATCGATAATAATTTCATGGGGCAGATGGATAGTAAACTTATGACTGCGCAATTACAGAGGCAGATCATAAGGCAAGGACTTACGACACTGTCGGTGTATTTTGATGCTAAGACCAACTATATGATTGATCACGGGAAATTATTGATAGACTGCGTCCGCATTATGGCTGAAAATTCCCCCGGACGGTTGATCCGTAACGTGGCGGGGCAAGGGACGGCTAAATATCTTCCCTTATTTACCGATAACATCGCGGCGGAATATGATGTGGTTGTTGGTGAGGTGCCACAAACGCCAGGAGAACGCCAGGAAACCTTCTCCACTTTGGTAGAACTTTCGGATAAGCTAATGACAACTAAGGGTGTTGACATACTGCCAGTGGTGATGCGCTACTCGCCGCTGAAAAAGGCGGAGGTAGACGAAGTACTAGAACTTACCAAGCCAGTACCACAACAGCCTGATCCGCTCAACCAAATGCTTATAGAGTCCCAGATTGCCTTACAGCAAGCAAATGCGGCGAAACTTAAGGCCGATGCAACTAAAATCCAATTGGAAGCATTATTAGCGCAAAAACAGTTGGAAACATACGATCAAGAAAAAGAAGCTGATATCACTGAAACAATGAGTACAGCAGTTTTGAACCAAGCAAAGGCTCACCAAACAGTAATGCCAGTGCAAATTAACACGCAAAATAGGGGATAAACTATGACCGATACATCCATTGAAAATATTACCAACCCAGAATCTTTCCGTCAGATGCTTGCTGAGGTGCAGGGTTCCCCACAAGAAAGTGATTCTGTAGAACCTTCTGAAGACCAGGAAAGCCAAGGGGAAACCCCTGATGTTCCCACAACGCAAGAAGATATGGAAACAGAACCCAAAAATGAGGGACAAAACCAAGACGACGAAGATGACGAAGATGGCTATGAACTTCACAAAAATGAAAATGGCGCTTTTGTTTCGCTTGGTGCAATGAAGAGAAAATCACAAGCAAACAAGGCATTAAAGGAACAGCTTAACAAACAACGTGAAGATTATATCGCGTTGAAAACGCAATATGATGCCATACAAGAGGCCATTAAGGAATTTATTCCTGCTAAAAATCAAGATTTCCAATCTTCAAATGATGATTTTGAACCACTAGATAGTGAAGCAGATCAACGCTATAAAAAGGAAATTAATACATTAAGGCAAGCGCAAGAAGAAACAAAGCATGCATTGGAATATCAACAAATGAGTATGGGAATTTCACAGATGGAACAGCAATTTTCTGTGACAGTCCCAGATTATGCGGATGCTGTAAATTTCTTGGCAAATAAGCAGATTGAAGAGGCTGCGGTATTCTTTGGTAAATCAAAGGATCAAGTCCATGATGCAGCTAAGGCGGCTTTAAGCCATATTGTGCACATATCTTATACTCAAGGCCGCAATCCTTCAGAAGTTATATATAACTTGGCTAAAGCTAAAGGATTTACTGCGAAGAAAACAGCATCACCTCAGAAGGCAGAATCGGATATTGATGCGATCAATAAAAATATGAAACGCAGTGCGTCCATTAATGGCATACCTTCATCTTCTGCGCCGTCTTCTAATGGAGCGTATCAGATCACCAATGAAAAATGGCAAGGTTTACTAAATGAGAAGAATGGTGTCGATAAAGATGCGTTTCACAAAGAGTTAGAACGTCTTAAAAAACTATCATCTTAAATTAAATATTGTTCAAAATATGTATTGCTTTACAATGCGGAGTGCGATAATATTGAACTATCGCACTCCAGGGATACGATAGTTCCTACGTCAGCCGCACGATACGCGGTGCGGTGTTGCCGTCCGATAACGGTACGTGAAGAAGAGCGATAAACAAACCCTTTTGTTTATCATTCACGTATTGGTTAAAATTATGTCATTTACTACCTTCAGTGTATCTGATGTGCAGACCTTGAAATTATGGTCTAAACGTCTTCTTCAAGACAATATTTCCAATGAAACTTTAATTGGCGGCTTTTTAAGTGATAAAGTCTTAGTGCGTCAAGATGAGTTACAACGTAGCGCAGGGGACCAAATTAAAATTCACCTCCGTAGAAGGCTATCTACTAAAGGTTTTATTGGTGATGAGATGGCCACCTCAAATGAAAAATCCCTAACCTATTTCCAGGATTCATTGCTCATTAACGAACAGCGCGAAGTTGTTCAGAATTCTGCAAAAAATACCATAGGTCAACAGCGTGTCCTATTTAATTTGGAAGAAGATACCTATGAAACATTGCGGGATTGGTTTAGGGAGAAAATGATTGTCGGAACGCTCAACCAACTTGTTGGTAATACAGCGCCTTCAATTACTTATGATGGCGACACTTATACTGGTGCTGATTTGGTAAAGATCACCGGTATGAATGCTGCCCGTGCCCCTTCTGGCACTGGGCGTATATTCCGTCCAAACTCCCTCACAACCGATCAAGCGGTAAATGGTGATACGACAGCAACCGCTAAATTATCCCATATTCTTGAAATGGAAAAGTTTGCTGAAAAAACAAGGCCATATTTCAAGCCATTGGATGGGAAAATGGATGGGGAGAGCTATAAGTATCTCTACCTAGTCCATACGGATGTGTTTAACCAGTTGCTTGAAGATACGACCGCGCCTTATCAATTCCGTGATATTTACTACAACCGCCTAGCGGCTGGTAAAATGATGGGATTCGGGCGCAGTGGTGTTTTCAGCCAAACAAAGATCATGTCCATTGATAAGCTTCCATTTGGTGTTCATTCTTCCACGGGTGCTGAACAGACAAATACCCGTCGCGGGGTATTCCTCGGGCGCGAAGCAGGGGCTTTGGCTTTCGGTCAAGGATTCTCTGATGGCAAAGACACCATCGCGGGTTTCATGTTCAAAACAGATCAAGTTGACGTTCAAAAACTTGACCGTATTGCAGTGGTAGGTATTTGGGGTGTCGTGAAAACGGTATTCGATTCAATCGATTATGGCACGATCGCCACAACCCATTACACAGCATAATGATTTTTAAGGAGATATTAACATGGCATTAGGTGCAGTTACGGCCACTATCCCAGTGGCCTCTAAATGGCAGGCAGGGCATGAATTAACCGGATACGGTTATTACAATATAGGCGCTGCTGTTGCTCAAAACGATACGATTACTTTTACAGACATTATCCCGGCGGGCGGGGTGGAGATTGTGGATGTCATTATTGACACGCCAAAGATTGATACCAACGCAACGCCTACCGCATTGTGGATTGTGGGAGATTCTGGGGATAATGACCGTTTTATTAACGATGTTTCGGGCGGCTGGGATGATGAAACTACCCGTATCCGATATGGCGTTAACGTAGCTTCTACTAGCAGCGGGGTGATCGATACAGGAGTGGGTTATCGCTATACGGGCGCTGCTTCACTGATTGCAAAGATAGATGCGGCTGTCGCTACAGCCGCTTCCAGCGGGTTTGTAGCATTGATGGTTCGTTACCGCTGCTCTGGCACTGTATAAATAATAAAAGATTGGGATGCTAACATCATAAATAGTTAGCATCCCATCCTATGTAATTATTTCTTTCATTTAGACGGAAAGGCTACGTTATGGCAGATTACAATGGCGTTGTGCCAGATTCCCCCAAATGGCAGGCAGGCTCGGAATTAACAAGTTATGGATATTATGAGATAACTGGCCCTTTGAATACGGGGGACAAAATTATCTTCACTGGTTTGCTTCCTGATTTTGGTATCAAAATTGTACAGTTAATCCTTGAAACGGGAGTTATTGATTCTACGGGCGAATATTTAGGAAATGTAAGTGTCGGTGATTCTGACGATCCTGCAAGGTTCATTGATAATATTTCGGCTGGCTGGCTTTTTGGTCCTAGTAGAGCTTGTTTCGGCATTAATACCCCCGGTGGGTTCGGCTTCAAATACACAGAGCCAGTACCTATCATCTTGGAGGTTGTAGGAACCCTCGACGTTCCAGAGGTTACGGGCTTTATTTCCCTTACTGTTCGGTATTTTTGCTCAGGGCGGAAGTAGCATGCCAGCAACCAATTTCCTTTCCATGAAAACAACTATTCAATCCATGGTCAACCGTGGGGATGAAGAGTTGAATAATATAGGTAGTAGTGTTGTTGCTGCCATACGTTTTTATGAAAGAAAAAGACTTTGGTTTAATGAAACCATTGTAGAAAATCTTACACTTTCTGTGAGTAATTCATCACTTTCTCTTCCGGTGAATTTCAAAAAAGAAATATTGGGACGTGTTACCGTCAATGGCCAATGGCGTGGCAAAGGTCGGGGATTCGAAAAGACAAGTTTCGAAAAACTAAAGAATGAAATATTTCTAGACCCTAATGCCACAGGGTTCCCAGAGAATTGGGCAATTTTTGGCAATACTATCTATGTCGATAAGCTTGCTGATCAAGATTATACACTAGGTTTAGCCTATGTTTATGGCGATACATCCCTTCCGAGTGCCGATGGGGACATTTCAATATGGTTTGATGAAGCTAGGGACTTGATACGTTATTACGCCGCTGGCCTTTATTACCAAGATTACCTACATGGGGAAGAAAAGGCGCAATTTTACTTTGGAAAAGCTAATGAGTGGATGCGCAACCTTACAGATGATTTTGTAAACCGTGAAACAGAATTGGAGCTTGAATAATGCCTAATACCACCACTAATTATGGCATGTATAAGCCCTTAGTAAATGATCCAGTCGATCAAGATTTATGGGGTGCTTATCTCAATACCAATTTTGATACGTTGGACAGCAACCTTAATACCCGGACGCAAAATTGTAACTTCGCCGATTTCCAGCTTATACGGCCTTATACTAAAGATGTTGCAGAGGTGGTTTATAATGCTGGCAATATCAGTGGGGCGGTTACGCTCGATTATGAAAATGGCAATGTCCAATACGCCACAGCAACGGGAAATATTTCAGGTATTACCATAAATAATTGGCCTGCTACGGGGCGCGGTGGGTTCTTGACGTTAGAAATTACCCAGGACGGTACAGGGGGGCGCACCCTCACGCTTAGCTCTGCATATGTTACAGCAGGAAATGCTGCAATTACCCTAAGCACTGGCGCGGGGGATGTGGATGAAATTTATTTCCGTACCCGCGACGCAGGAACAACCATAAAAACTGATATTAACCTGGATTATAGCTAATATGGCGTTGTTTTCTACGCGATTAGGGATTTTAGCGAGTGGAGGAGGGGGAAACATTCCTACCCGGTCGCTAGATTTTGAATCCAGTAGTTCGCAGCAATTAAGCATGAGCAGCGCCAATTTTGGCGCATTTAATAGGGACAAGGGAACATTTAGCCTTTGGTTAAAAGTAGAATCAGCAGCAATATTAGGAAGGAATACGCCAGTTTGGGAGAAGGGGCAGGGATCAAGCAATAAAAGCTTTAGACTTGGTTTTAATGATGCCAGTGCTTTTTTCTTGGAAATCTCCACTAATGGAAATACGTGGGATGGTTTGTTGGTAACTAATGCCACTTATAGCATTGGTACATATCGTCACATCAAATGCTTGTATGATCTTCAAAATAGCACGGCCAATAATAGGCTAAGAATTTGGGTCAATGGCAGCGAAATAAGTTCTTTTAGTTCAAGGACTAATCCTCCGCAAGTTTCTTTATTTAATTCCAACGATACTGTGCAAATAGGTGGTGGGCCAGGCGATTATGACGGGTTGATCTATCAACCAGCCTATTTTTCCGGGATGGATGTGGATATTGCCAATCTTTACAATGCAGGCCAGCCGCGTGATGTTACACAATTATCTGGTTTGTATTCATTGCTGCAAACTACGGCAACAGGTGATTTAACTGATGATTACATCCTTGCGGCTAATTGGACAAATGTAAACGGCGTAATGAAATCGACGGACGTGCCATGATAATAGGTCGCCGCTCTGATATTACCGTCAATCCTGGCACCAACCGCACACCAGATGCGACCGACACTGAAACTTTGCATTGGGTAGATACCCAAAATGCCCGTTTCTTCAATGGGAAACTGCGTAAAGACAGTGGGTGGGATAGTGTGGAATTTTCTAACAACCAGATAATACTAGGTTGTGGCAGGATGCTTTACGGATACCGTAGCATCAATAAAGACCGCCTAATGATCGGGACTAGCACGCGCCTATATGTATTCCAGGATGGCGCACTGTATAATATCAGTCCATTAGTGACTAGCACGACTGCAATAGCAAATTCCTTGGATACCAATTACACTACTCTGGCCACTGACCCATTTACTACGGTAATTGGCAGCAGAACCGTAACCATAGCACATACTGCTCATAAACTATTTTCAGGTGACAGTATAACTATTTCCGGGGCAGCCACTACCAATGGGATCCCAAATACTGAGTTGAATGCTACACATATAGTGCGTTCTACTACCACCAATAACTATACTATCATGGTGCCCACCACAGCGGCTACTAGCAGCGGAACGGGGGGAGGGGCTTCTGTGGTAGAAGCCACTGCCATTATTACGGTCAACGCAGCAGCGCATGGATTTCTAAGTGGTGACCGTGTGAAAATTACTGGGGCAACCGCAACAGGCGGTATTCCAGCATTAGAAATTAATGCAGAGCATATTATCCGCAACGTTCTCACAAATACATTTGATATTGTAGTGCTTACCAAAGCAACTTCTTCTGTTACAGGTGGGGGAGGGGCTGGCACCTTGATGCAGGGACAAATTGCAGAAGGTGTCTGTGATTATTCCGTAGGAATTGGTTATGGGGGAGGATTATATGGTGTTGGTCTATACGGTGTTGCAAAACTCTTTGTTTCTGCTGCACTTTATCCCCGTATCTGGTCTGGGGGTAGGTTCGGTAATGATTTTATAGGCACCCCAGGCGGTGGAACTGGCGTTTATATATGGCAAAACAATACGTCTATTGCCGCTACTCCCTTAACCAATGCCCCTACCCAATGCAATTGGGTGTTCATTGCACATAATGCCGTTGTAACATTGGGTGATTCAGGTATTGGGAACCGTATAAAAATCAGCGACCGGGGCGACGCGACGATATGGGTTCCATCCGCTTCTAGTTTAGCTTATGAGGATGACATTGAAGGGGCGGGGACATTCATTTCTAGCGCTCAAAGCAAGGAAATTGACCTGCTTTTCAGTGAAACGGAAGTGCTAATCTTACGCTACGTAGGCTTGCCGGATATTTATGCGACTGACACGTTGCTTTCGAGTGATAGTATTATTGCCCCGAAAGCCCGTATCGAAGTGGAAGGGGCTGTGTTTTGGATGGGGAGCAAGGATTTCTACGTATATGACGGATCCGGCGTTAGTAGATTGCCAAACAATACCTTGTATGAATATATTTACAATAATATCAACTACGAACAACGTTGGAAGATATTTTGTGCCCCGATTTCCAAATTCAATGAAATTGAATTCCATATTCCGCTAGGAACGCAAAACGAGCCTATAACGGTTGTAAAATATAATTATAAAGAACAGACATGGACTTTAGTAGGCACTAGGAACCGTACAGCAGCGGAAGAGCCTTATAATTTACTGCGCACTCCTTATCAATTGGATGCAGAGAGTGAAACAGTAGCAGGTACGCTATATCGACATGAAAGTGGCGTGGATGATGATAATTCTGCTATGGATTTTTTTGCTTTTACGAATTTTGCCAAAATAGGCAATGGTGATTCCACTATGGAAATTATCGGCCTTGTTCCAGATGGCACTATAGAAGGTAATGCAGAGGTCACACTCTATACCAAAAATGCGCCATATGATGCCAATATTAGAACATTTGGCCCATATTCTATTGATTCTACCACTGAATTATTAACGTTCAGAGCGCAAGGACGCTATCGCCAGTATAAATTTGAGCAAAATAGTATAGGCGATGAATTTATCATGGCCCCCTGGTATGAATTAGTAGAGGGAGGGACGCCACGATGAAGCCATTTCCCCCCACTAGTGGGTTAAAAACATTAGGTGATTGTATCGCACAATTACAGTCTATCAGCCAATTACGCCAAGAAGATATTACCGATAATAAACGACAACGCTACGTGTTGGGAAGGCTACGGACTGATCGTGCCATCCCAACGAGTGCCGCTATAACCGGCGGCGACGCGCTTGGGGATGTGGTTAGAGATGGTGATCAATATTGTGTAGTGGTGGACACAGGCTCTGCATATGAATGGCGGTGTATGCCGTTATTTGTGCCGGTGTAGAGAGTAATTTTTTGAAGATATGGGCTAAGGTAAATTTTAAGAGGGTGTAAATATGGTTGATCCAGTAACTATAGGACTTGTGGGCAGCACATTATTGAGTGGATTGTTTGGGGGTAAAAGTAAAACCCAAACATCCCAACCAACTGGGTTTAATGCGCTTCCCAAAGCAGTGCAAGACGCATGGTTAAATGTTGCTTTGCCAAAAATCACCCAAACGGCTAACAGGCCATATCAATCTATGCCAATGCAGCGCGTAGGTGCGCCAAAGGATATTTTTGATAGCCAGGCGCTTTATGACCTGCAAAATTACAGTGATTCAATGGGAGGGTATTTCTCGCCCATTGCCGGAAGGCAACAGCCTATTGCGGCTCCTGTCTCCCCGATGGGGCCGCAACTTAACCAGACAGATTTTGAAGCATTAATCCGGGCAATTAATCCAAGTTTCGGCGCGCCAAGAAGCAAATTGGATGCGTTATTTGGGCGGCAAATACCTAATCAAAGCCAGCAGCAAAATGCTATTTCAGCCGCTTATAAACAATATGGGATGAGGTAGTGAGATGACAAAATGGTCGCCAGCAGAGAATCAACGCATTTTAGGAAAGTATGGATATAGTGGCCCCGTTGGAAGTGGGCAGGCAGAGGCTTATCTATCGGCCAATCCCCAATATATCAATTCCTATGCAGCGGATCGTAGGCAGGTAGACCCTAACTATATGCTTAGCCCACTTTTGATGAATGCGCTTAACCAAGCGCAATATCAAGGTGGGGTCGCACCAGTAGGGCAAGTGGAACCATTTAATGCGGTTCAAAAAAGTGCGCTTTCCACTTATGCCAATGCCGATGCTACGCCTTACCAAAATAGCGCTAATAATTATTTTGGCAGCATTGCAGGGTTATTTGGACAGGCAAATCCCATGATACAGGGCGCTACCAGTGCATTGAGTGGCGGGGCTATTAGCCAATATATGAATCCCTACAATGAACAGGTGATTCAAAACACGGTGGGGGACATAAACCGTGCCGGTGATATTGAACGGAACCGCATTAATGCCAATAAACCAGGCCAGCGAAGTTTTGGGGACAGTTCCAGTGCAATCCAAAATTCAGAACTTTCACGGAATATCCTGGATAGAATAGGCAGCACAACGGGAGCACTGCGCTCGCAAGGATACGATACCGCAGTTAGTAACATCAATACCGATAAAAACCGCCAACTTGCTGGCGCAACGACACTTCAACAGCTTATAGGGCTGGGCGGTGATCTTGGTGCCCAGCAGAGGGGTTTTGCAGAGGATGTTACACGCAACAAACTTGCGGCGGGTACGACAATCCAGAACCAGAACCAGAAGCTTTTGGATGTATTACGGCCTGAGATTGGGAATAGAACGAATTATGATATGACCCAGCTTAATTCGCTTTTGGCATTGCTAAACCAATTTCCTGGTGGTGCTTCTGGAAGCACTACTTCAACCAGCCAAAATCCATTAGGTCAACTAGGCGGAGCAGGAATGCTAGGCTTTGGTTTGCTTGGTGGACAGATGGGCGGTGGACAATCAACCCCTTGGCTTAACCCAGATACCAATAGGTTTGTATGAAACAGAGCTTCAATGACCGCCTTCTTTCCAATCCCCTGGCATTAGCTGGAATTGGGGTAATGAGTGGAAAAGACTTAGGTATAGCGCTTAATGAAGGCGCTGTTACCGCAAGGCAACATGAACAAGCGCAAGCGCAAAAAGCCCAATTTGAGCAGCAACAAAGGTTGCAGGCTAACATTGGCGATATCATGCAACGCATTGATCCCAATGACTTGCAAGGAAGTTTTGCGGAATTGGTTCATGGAGGGATTCCTCCACAGCAGGCGCTTGGCTTGGTGGATAGTGTTCGTAAGCAGCAGGCGCAGACACAAAATCAGGAATTGCTTTCCGGATTATTAGGAGGCGGAGGCATGGATGGTGCCACGGCTGGAAATGGCATGGGCTTGATGGCAGCCGGGGCGCTTACAGGTAATACAGGACTTTCTACTTTAGGTTCTGCTATCAACCAACAGCAACAACAAAACCGTGCTTTTGGGGCAGGGCGTGAAGACCAGGCTTTTTCCCGTGCCAGCAAATTAAGTAATGATTTCCAACGGGATAGTGCGAAATACATTGCGACTAAGGACAGCTTCCAAAATATGCTAGATGCAGCTTCGGAACCCTCTGGTGCAGGTGACGTTAATATGGTCTATGGCTATATGAAGATGCTTGATCCCACGAGCGTAGTTAGGGAAGGAGAGGCAGCGACAGCAGAGAATGCTGGTGGTATTAGCGCTAAAGTCCGCAATTCGTACAATAAGATCATTTCTGGTGAGAAACTTAACCCGTCTGTGCGACAGGATTTTATTAAGCAAGCAAATAATATCTACAATCAGCAAGCAAAATCCCATAAAACCCGCATCGCGCAATATAGCAAGCGGGCGGATTCCTTTGGTCTATCACCTGACATGGTTATTAGTGACTTTGGCACGGTTACATTGCCAGGGCAAAAGGGCAATGGAACTATAGACAATACTATTGAAAACGTTCAAACGGGTACAAGTCTCCTACCTAAAGGTCATAAAGGACAAAGTCTCTCAGAAATAGCGGCGGGGGATCAAGCACAAAGTTCACTTCCACCCGCACTGCAAAACGACCCCCGCGTATTGAAAGCCCGCCAGGCAGGCTACAGTGACGCCGAAATTATGCAATATATGCGAGGCCAGTAGTGAAACGTCCTTCCCTTGATGAAATATTTGCAGCCCCTTCAATGCCACTATCCGGTGGTATGGCGGCGCGTCCTTCATTGGATGCGATATTTTCTGAGCCGGTTAATGCATCATTGCCGCAAGAAAAGGGTAATTTTTGGGAAGGATATGGTAATGCTTTCGCTAAACTAGGCGTTGGTGCGAAACAACGTGTTCTAGAAATCGCTCAAACGATGGGCAGTGATGCAGCGGTAGAAGAATTAAACAAGATCAATGACCTTGCAAAAAAACTTGATATGCAGGGTGAAGGTAAGGGCTTTGGATATAAAGCCGGGGAATTTGCTGGGAATGTTGTTCCTGGTTTAGCTTTCCCTGCTGCTAGGACTATGGCAGGAGCCATAGGGGTAGCTGGTGCAACCGGCGCGGGGCAGGAATTCCTCCAATCTAATGATCCAGATGGAAGAACGGCAGGAGAGAATCTTACTAAAAAGGCATTGGATGCTGGGATTTCGGGTGCGTTTTCCGCCGCAACAGTTCCGGCTGTTAATTTGCTGGCACAAGGTGGTAGAACAGTTTTAAAGAAATTCTTGCCAGATAGCTTTACGCAATCCGCTACCGGAAATATCGAAGAAATTACACGAAAAGCAGCACAAGAATCTCCTGAATTGGCAGAAAAAATTTCCCAGGAATCGCCGGACGTAGTGCAAGCTTTTGCCAAGAATATGGATAGTGGCTTAACACCACAGCAAGCCTTACTAAAAGCAAAAGCAGATGAATATGGGGTGCGGACATCCCGTGGGGATATTACTGCCGATTTAACGCAGCAATCTAGGGAAGAGGCAGCCCTTAAAGGCATGATGGGGCAGGATACCCAGATGATTGCCCAGAGCTTCCGGGAAGGACAGGCGAACGACCTTCGCACTATGGCGACTAATGTTGGTAAGCGCGTGGGCGGTGGACAGGAATTGCCCGGGGATATGCAAGATGTGGCTGACCGCATTACTTCTTCTGTCACTAAAAAGGCTAAGGCTGAAATGGCCACAGCGCGGGAGGCCTATGATAATGCAGGCCTTAATAAAGCCCGTGCCAATATTGAGGATGTGTATAACTACCGTCACTCCCTGCGTTCGGAGCTTAGCAAAGAGGGATTTGACAAAGACTTGACCCCCTCAGCATATAATGTCTATTCCAAGCTTGATAAGTATTTGCAAGATTCCAGGAAGAAAGGTTTAAAGACCATTAATTTACAGCATGTTGAGGGATTCCGTAAGCTAATGAACAAGGTGGGCAAGACTGCCCCACCAGCGGATGCGCGGATGCTTGGGATTATGAAAAATACCCTGGATACCACTTTAGATGATGCCTTAGAAAAAGGCCTTATCCAGGGCAACACGGAATCCATAGCTAACATCAAGAACGCCCGTGGCCTCTGGCACTCATATAAACAGCGCTATTATGGCAAGGATGGCAAGGCATTTATCGGAAAAATCATTGACAACGATTACACCCCTGAAAAAACCATGCAACTGCTTATTGGCACCGGAAAAGCTGGTGGAAAAGCAGAAGCTGCAACCGCCATCAAGCAACTTCGCGGTGTATTAGGGGAGAACTCTGAGGAATTTAATGCCCTGCGCGGTGAAGTATTCAAGCGCTTGGTAGGACAAGACCTAGCTCTAATAGCCCCTGGTGACATTCCACAGGGCTTCAATGGTGTAAAGTTCCGCAATAATGTCAAAGAATTGGCAAAGACTAATAAGTCTTTGGTTCAAGAGTTGTATGGCAATGACACTTGGAAAGCCATTGAGGATGCGGCAGAGTTTGCAGGGCGCATTACCCACCGCAAAGATGGGGTGGTAAATTATTCTAATACAACGCCTACTTTAGTGCGCTTCCTTAATAGCACCGCCGCTAAATTTGGTCCTATTGGAAGGTATATTGCGGCACCTGTCGCTGGGACAGTCGAGAAAGTTACCCGCCAAGCGGAGAAAGCTTCTGCCCAACAAGCATTTTCTGAGCCAGTGCAGCAACAGAAAAACTTCTCCCAGGCGCTTGCCCAAAGAATAGGCATAGCTACAGGCGGCGGCGTGTCTCAGGCTAGGCAGGCACTCGAAAAAAGTTCTAGGGAAGATGAGAAAAATCTTCAGGATAGCTTGAAGGGCATAAAAATTATCAATCCCTATGAATAACATTTTGAACAACATTCAATTAAGTATATAATCACCCAAAAAAGGAGAACTACCATGTCAAGAACCCCCGCAGATGCTTCCCTTCAAACAGTTATTCCAGCTAGCAATGATTTCATTACACTCATTGATTCAAGCGATGGCTTTAGTATAAAAAAAGCATCATTTCCTATGATATACACCACCGTTACTGTGACGGCCGCGTTGCTTGATGGTGGCGGCAATGTGGCAGCCTTTACCGCAAGTGCTGGTGATCAAATAAAAGTTGAGGAAATCAAGCTAATTGGAGGCGGTACGAGTTTCGGTGCTGGTGGAGATAGAAATATTAGCCTCACAGATGGCACCACAACTTATACAACGATTGCCAATGCTGATATAGAAAGTGCCCCCGCTACTACGCTTCGCTGGGGTGATACCAAAGTGCCTTTCAGTGCAGGAAGTGCGGATACTGCTACAGTGGCATCCCAGAACCTGCGTTTTGCCTATTCTGGGGGAACAACAGACCATGGCGGGGTAGGTTCTATTAAATTCCGTGTGGGCTTTACAAAGGTAGCGTAATGCTGAAGGTTGCAACCTACGAACGGAACAATAGCGAAAAAGATAGGATCGAGGAAGTTACATACTTTCTTGATCCTTTGGATGGGTATTTTTACCATAAAGTAGCCTTTGACGGCGGGGAAGAAATGACAAAACTTCCCCATGCATCCATGTTTGTGTACCCCAACGTTCCTCGGCCTGAATCGATGCTGACTGAACAGGCAAGAAAAATAACCCGCTGCGCTAAGCAATGGATAAGCAATCAATTAATTAGGAGATAAAATCCATGGAAAAAGGTGCAACCCTTTATTTTAATCCCACGACGCCAGCAACGGTTGATGGTAATTATCCTGATGATAATGGGCTGTTATGGCTTGGTGATTCAGCTTATCTAATTCTTGATGGAGTTTTTGGCACTGCAACTATTACAGTGCAATTGCGCTCTCCGGCAACGGGAGATTGGTATGATGTATCGGGATATACAACATCTGATGGTAATACTATCATAGTTGGATCTATACCTGCAAATGTCTTTATTAGAATCAACATTTCAAATGCATCTGGAGCAACCTCAATCCGTGCAACGATTGCACCTCTTGAAGGGATAAGCGTTCCATCATCATCTGCTGGAGGCGGGGGAAGTTCGGTTATTACGGAAGTTACGCCGGGAACATCTGCCACCAATCTAGGCAAGACTGAAGATGCTATACACGCATCGGGGGATGTTGGCGTTATGGCATTGGCAGTACGTAATGATAGCGCCTCTACGACGCTTACTAGTGCAAATGGGGATTACAGCCCAGTTGCAGTAGACAATAAAGGACAGGTATTCATTTCTTCAGCAACATTAGCCCTCGAATCAGGCGGTAACTTAGCTGCGATTGCTGCCTCTGCCTCTGTTTTAGACGACTGGGATGAAAGTGACCGCGTCAAAACGAACCCCATTGTAGGCCAGGCTGGTGTGCAAGGAGGCAGCGGTACAGTTTCTGCGAATACACAACGTGTTGCACTCGCGACAGATGTTGCGCTACCCGCTGGCACGAATGAGATTGGCAAGTTAGCTGCAAATTCTGGTGTAGATATCGGGGATGTAGATGTCACGTCAATTATCCCAGGGACTGGTGCGACGAATTTAGGCAAAGCGGAAGATGACGTACATAACAGCGGTGATACCGGCGTTTTATTGCTTGGCGTTCGAGCGGATAGTAGCGTTGAATTCACAGATGCCGATGGGGATTATTCTCCAATTGCCATCACGAACAAAGGATATGTTTATACATCGGCGGCTATTGCTTCGTCCGTTCCGCTGGATATCGTTTCTGTCATTCCTGGAACAGGTGCGACAAGCCTAGGCAAGACTGAAGATGCTATACACGCATCGGGGGATGTTGGCGTTATGGCATTGGCAGTGCGTAACAATGCCCATTCCACGACGCTTACTAGTGCAAATGGGGATTACAGCCCCATAGCAGTCAGTGGAACAGGAGAGGTTTATACCCAAACTGAGATTACTTCAGTTATTCCCGGGACGGGGGCAACGAATCTCGCAAAAGCGGAAGATGCCGCCCATAGTAGCGGGGATACCGGCGTAGCTATTTGGGGCGTTAGAAATGATGCTAAAGCTACTACTTTTGGGGCGAATGGGGATTACACTCCTATTGCAACGAATTCTGCAGGATCCGTCTTTACAGAAACCACATTAATACCGGTAGCGTCTGGTGGTCTTTTGACACACCGGTTGATTTCGGCTGCATCAACCAATGCTACCAGCGTTAAGGCAAGCGCTGGACAAGTTTACGGTGGATATATAAGCAACATCAATACAGCCGCCCGGTATTTGAAATTATATAACAAAGCTTCTGCTCCTACGGTTGGGACTGATACCCCCTTTATGACATTGTTGATTCCTGGTAATTCAGCAGGGGGGGGGGGTATATTCAGTTTCCCCCACGCCATACCGATGGGCACTGGTATAGCATTTGCTATTACCACGGGTGCAACAGATGCAGACACTGGAGCAGTAGTTTCAGCAGAAGTTATTATTAATCTCTTCTATCTCTAGGGTCTAATAATATGCTAATGGGATTTTTTGGCACTGGTGGAAGTGTTCCAACTAACGGATTGATTGGCCGGTATGAAAGTGATCTAGGTGTCGCAAGAACATATAATTCTATCGCTCAAACTGCCACTGGCACTTCAGGTGCAAGTAGTTTTTTGATGAGTGCAGATAGATCATCCGATCTATTCCCTAACATGCTTATCCGTCTTGCTGGTACTGATATTTATACAATTTCTACTGTTTCAGGAACAACGGTGAATATCGTAGGAACCCTTTCTACGAATTACGTAGCATCTGCCATTGCAGTGGAAGGTATTTCACAATGGAATGATCAAAGTGGCCTTGGAAATCATATTACGATGGGAACTGCTTCGAAGCAGCCCTGGTATATCCCAAACCATATTAATGCACATCCAGCCGTTTTATTTAGTGATAACAGCCATGAATTAACCGCACCTTCAGGATTATATTCATTGTTTGGAACTACGCCACTAACGATATTTGCAAACATCTATTCTAATCAGCAAGATTATAGTTCGCGCATTTTTGTTGCAGCAGATGCGGGAGGAACCCGTGTGGCTTTCGGAACCACATCTACAAGTACGGGTGGTGTAACCTTTGGGCATGATAATGCTGGTGCCACTGTTGATAAAATAGTTACAAATACGCAGTGGGCAGTTTGGCGGGGGAGAAGAAATGGAACGACAATGGCTATTACACAAAATAATGCAGCTGAAGTTACATCATCTATTGCAGATGATTTAACGCTTGTGAGTGCTCGCGTTGGCAACAACAGCTTTGATGGAATGCTTCTAGATTTATTTATCTATAACCGCGCCCTTGATGCGAATGAAACTAATGCTGTGCAATCATATATGGCTGTAAGAAGCGGCGCAATTCTAAGCTAGGGAGAGGAGAATTTCCAATGTACATGATCGGAACTATAGATGATTTTAACACATGGCATGAAATAGCCAAGGAAGGCGAGGGCATCCCTTCAGAAGGGCGCATAAGCTTTATTAATGGGGTTGCAGCACCAGATAGCCAGCGAACTATGGCTTATGTTGAGGCGGTCAAACATCCAGAAGAAGAAGTATATGCATGGGAATGTATGGCTTATACCAATCCCGTTAATGATGAAACTATAAAAACCCTTATTGAGATTAAGGCTATGGGTTATAAAATAGATGAAGCAGAAGGGATTATCCCGTAATGACAGAAGAAAAGTTAGAAGCGCTAATCCACGCAACAATCAAAGAAGCCGTCAAAGAGACCTTATCAAGCCTTGGTATCAACACGGAAAATATACATGAAACGCAACAAACTTTTCTTTTTCTCTATCGGATGCGTAAGGGCTCGGAAGATATTAGCAATGCGGTTCGCAAAACTGCGATAGGATTGGCTGTAAGTGGCTTTCTCTACTTGATTTGGGAAGCGTTTAAATTGGCGATGTCACGATGAATATGCCACAGGATGCCATTGACCTCATTAAAAAACATGAGGGCTTCCAGCCCCGCCCGTACCTTTGTCCAGCGGGATATAGAACCATTGGCTATGGGCATAGGATTTTACCTGGCGAAGTGTTTGACAGGATGACCGGACGTGAGGCAGGAAGTATATTATTGTGGGACTTGCAGAAGACCTTTAAGGTTATAGATGAAGTAGTAAAAGTGCCATTGAATGACAATCAGCTTAGCGCATTATTAAGTTTCGTATATAATGTAGGCGGTTCAGCTTTTAAGGGTAGTACACTGTTAAAGAAGCTGAATGATAAAAAATATAAAGAGGCAGCCAACCAGTTATTGCGCTGGGTGTATGCCAACCAGAAAGAACTACCTGGCCTAGTGAACCGCCGGATGGAAGAACGGACATTGTTTTTAACTGAAGTGTAGGGATTTGATTTATGAAAGGATATAGAACTTTAGCCCTTAATGTATTGGGTGTTATTTTGCCAGTTCTGCAAGCTGTTGATATTACGGCATTTAGTCCAACCGCAATGGCGGGCTACGGCATTATACTATGCAGTGCAAACATCCTAATGCGCTTACTTACTACCACCCCGGTGGGTGGCGGGGTTACTATAGGCATGCGGCCTTAGTAAAATATCGCATCTGCCAAGATGCAGAAGGAGTTCGGGGGTTCGCTACGGCGAGCCTTTGCTTTATCCTAAGCCGCCATAAGAAATATAAGCCATTAAAGATGTTTACCTTTATAGGCTTGCTGAAAGATCGCATAATTTGCGTTATAGATCGTGACTGGGAAAC